CCGAGGCTGGTTGCCGCGTCTACGATTTGAGACTTGGCGTTTTCAAAATACTCATCAAAGAGCGGATTGGCCTGAACCATGCGGGCCATATCGCCCTTGCGGGCAGCCTCTTTCAGCTCTTGGATGCGGTCAGCATGGGCCTCAGCCTCATCCTGCTCCGGCTCGTCTGGGTTTAATATGTCTGCCATACCTTATCCCGGCTCACCTCCGGGCCTCACGTTGGTATTGATGTTTGCCTGTATGTCGGCGGCGTCCTTCTGGGCCTGAAGCTGCATCTCAGCCGTTGCGATGCGCTCTTTAAGGGCAAGCTCTTGCGCGGCTTGCTCTCGCTTCATGTCCATTTCCATCTGAAGCTCAAGGCGCTTCAGCTCGGCCTGCTGCTGGATTTTGGCAAGCTCAACCTGCTTGTCGTTTTCCAGCTTGGCTTGGTCATTCTGCATCTTCATTTGCTCAAGCTGCATCTTCATCTGGTATTCTTGCTGCTTGGCTTGAGCCTCCATCTGAGCGATTTGAAGCTCAACAGGCGGCTCCGGGTCTTGAGGCTGGAACTGCTCAACAGGCCCAATAAAGCGGCTAGGCGAGCGATAGCCCATAGTCCTGATGACTTCCTCAGCCGTGTTGTGGATATGCTTCGGCGTGACAACAGGCGTGTTAAGACCGAACGTGGTGGCCCACTTTTCCTGCATCCCCATAATGGTTTGAAGATGCTGCATGTGGACTTCGCGCGCACCCGTGCCTACGCCAACGTCCACAATGACGTTCATCTTGTCGGACCACTCAAGCGGATTGATTGGGGTCCAAGCATTGTTGAACATAAACAGCTCTTGGCTGTCGATCTGCGTCACGAGCAGCGAGTAAGCCTTCTGCAACAGCTTTTGAACGCCGGAACCGAAGTTGCGGGCAATCATGCGCTTGCGAGCCGCAGCCGCGTCTTGCATGAGCTGGATGCCGGTGGCCGTCTTGTTGAGGCTGTCAGGGTCCATGCCCTGAGCGTTGCGCGTTACGCCGGTTCGGCTTTCGCCCATCTGGTCTAGTTTTTCCAAAATGGGCAGCACATCGCCTGCGCCTGAAGGGGTCTTCAGCGGCATGGCGACCTCAGACGGGGCAGCCTGAGCGCGAATGACCGCACCAGCCGACACGTCCAGAAGGTCATTCATGTTAACCTTGCCCTCGTTGACAATCATGCGAGGGGCGACTGACTGATAGGTCGTGTCTAGGGCGGCGCGGAGCAGAACCGTGTTGGCGCGCTGAAGGTCATTGGTGATGTCATAGACCGACAAGCCATAGAGGCGGTGCGGTATCTTGATGGGACACCAGTCGGCAAAGGGGTGGTCATCCACCTCCTCATACTCAAGGATTAGGTCTTGCGAGCGAAACACCTTGTAGAGCTTGGTGTTGTCCTCAGAGCCGTTCTCGTCCTCATCCAAGTCCCAGAACAGGTATTCTTCGTAAACGTGAAGCTCTTGAGATGACTTGGAGCTTTTGGACTTCAGATCGTCATAGTCTTCCTCGTCCACAAAGCGCACGTCGCGGCGCTCATCCCAATCAGCGATGTCGTCCGTTTCCGGGTAATTATCGAGCAAAGCCGCCTTTTCTGGAAAGCGCTTCATAGCCTCATGGCGGCTCATCCGGTGGACGCGGGCCTTGTAATTAGCATCATCAAGCGTGGTCGAGCGGGCTGAGACGCGGAAGTCTTCAGGGGCCACGTTGTCAAAGCGCAGGCATTTCTTTGATTTCGTGCGAACCTTGACCTCGTAGGACATGCCATCCGGGTAAAATTCGCTGGCCTCTACCTCCTCGACCTCCTCGTCAACGATTTCCTCGACATTCGGGCTATTCACGACCGCCTGATACTGAGGCGTGCTTAGGCCCTCATACTCTTGAAGGTCGCCATACTCCTCATCAACGTAGACCGCAGCAATGCCGAGCTTTTGAAGAAGGCCATCAAAGGCAAACTGGTCAATGATGTTTAAGCCGTTGTGCTTTTGGAAAAACACATGGTTGAGATAGGCTTGGGCCACTTCGACGTGGTTTTCTGCCAGCGGGTCGCCGGGCTCCAGCGTAACCACGCGGTCTGAGGCGGTGAACATATCCACAAGGTCAGGCCTAATCCACTCAATGGTTTCAAAGACCTCTCGCGTAATCATCTGGGAGCGGCCTTCCTCCTCATCGCCGTAGAGTTGGCCGTAATATTGCTCCATTGCTTGGCGCTGATTGGTCTGAATTTCAGACTGCCAGAACGCAACGGACTGCTCCTCCTCAGCCTTTAGACCCATAAGGAGCTTCTTCTCCTCATCGGTCATGTTGGCCTCGGCCTCAGCGTTGATTTCGTTCTCAGGATCGGCGTTATCAATGTCCATCACGCGATAGTCCCTAATCTGGCCCTAAGCACGGGGCCGTCCCATGATTTAGGACGAACCTTCGCCCCAAAGGTAAGAGAAAGTGCATCCGCGCGGTCCGGTGACTGCCTGATTGCTTTGAACACTTCTTTTTTCGTCGCAAGTACCAACTGGTTCTTGCCGTTAATCTCATACGGAATAGCTGTCAGCTCGCGTTTGAGCTGGTCATCCCACGGCAGTCTAGCATGAGGAAGCCATTCTTTTAAGAGGGCATACATCTCAGACTTCTTGTTGGCGTATCTTTCCTTGTCATCGGCTGACGTGCCGCCATTTATTTCAATACATTTCAGGTTTCTCTCGTCGCGCAGGCGGTCGATAACCGGGCCACCGACACCCGCGCCGTCAATAATAATGGCGTCGGGCTGAAGCTCTGCCTCAAGATTGACGATGCGTCCTACTGTCTCGGAGGTATCCGGGGCTGACCATTCGCGTACTTCCAAAACCGCTCGGCCCTGCCTGAGAACCGCCACGTTAAAGTTTTGCCCAGAACGGGCGATATCGACACCAAGGATGCGGGGGCCTTCCACCTGAACCTGCTCAAGCGAGCGAGCCATGGCGTCCTCGACAAGCTGAAGGCCGATAAAGTTGCTGGCCGTGGTTCTTGGAAACTCACCGCGCACACGCACCCTGAAGAAGTCGCTATCTTGACCGTGTAGGCGTTCCCACTGAGCTATCAGCTCTTTGTTGGGCAGGCGGCAGGTGCGACTGTCGATTTTGCGGGAAAGCCAAGGCGATTTTGGCTTAAAGGCATCGAAGAAGGGGCCGGATGGGCGCGTGGGGTTTCCGAAAATGACCCAGAGCGCGCCGGGGTCTGTCATAGCGCCGTCTGAGGTTTCAAAGATATTATACGGGATTTCGGAGGCTTCGTCGAAAAGATAGAGAACGCCGCCGCCAGATCGGTCGTGCGTACCGGCGAAAGCAGCTGGCCGGTCCTCGTTCCACACAAGGGCATTGGCCCGCCAGCGTTTCTTGTCTTCCTTGGCGTAAAAGGTGGTCGCTGTATGCTCAAACCAGTGAGCGTTGATAAGGCGCTCGTGCCAGACTGAAAGCTCGCGCCATGTTTTTGTTTCGAGCTGGTCGCCAGTGTTGGCCGTAACCACGACTGGCGTCTTGGGTCGCGTACTCATCCACCACAGGATAATCCAGCACATCAGGGCCGATTTTCCGATACCGTGACCCGACGATACGGCGAGCTTGACCGGCATCTTTGCGCCTTGGTCTTGGGCTTTCAGGTTTTCGCCAATACTGGTCAGAATGTCGATCTGCCATGTATCAGGACCGCCTGTCTCATCAAGCGGGGCGCTGTCCCAATCAAAGGCGTAATAGACAAAACCCAGCGGGTCGTAGAAGAACTCCGCCATGCGCAGCTCAATCTCGCGCTCCGGGTTTAGCTTTCGGGGCATTCCTCGACCTCAACCAGCAACACCCTGTCAGGGCATCCGGTCACCCATGTAGCCGAAACCGCCTCCATTTGGCAATCATCTGGCACGATACCACTTGCCACTAGGGCATCCACCACAGGCTTGATGAAGTTATCAATGTCGCGCCTGCGTTTGTCGGGACGAGTAGCGCTTATTCGACACGAATAGGACTTATTCGCCCCTATCTTCTGGCGCTTTGCCTTGAGCATCCACTCGGCAGTATGCCGCCAATCCTTGTATGCCTTGGTCTTTACCCGGCCTTTTCCGGGGACGTTGCGTGTGGACACGTTCACGCTTGGTGGCCAAGGCAGCTCAATGATTATCCTTGCCAATCGAGTAAGTCCTCTTTGTTCCGGCACGGGCCATAAAGCGGGATCATCCACATTTTGTAGTGATTATCCTCGTCAGTGATGAAGTAGGGGACTTGGCCCAGCGTGCAAAGCCAGAAACGCCCCTTGGCATCCATAACAGTCTGGAACTCGTTAAGCGGCCCAGTGTAAACGCCAAAGGCCGCAGGATAGAATTCCTGCGACCTCAAAAACGCCATTCGTGGTGTTACGGTTTCGCCAGAACGCATTATGACGCTTCAGTTGCTTCCTTGTAGGCCAAGGCCGCTTTAAGCTGACGGTTCTGGTAGGTCAGGTCAAGGAACTGCTCGGCATAAGCGGGCGCGTACCCCTTGCGGCACCACATGGACGCCGTATTGGGGTGAACATCAATGGCCCGGCACAGTGCAGCCTTGGTCATGGAAAGCTGCTTGAGCTTGTCCTCAAAGTGTAGCTGATAGAACTTGTCTGGCATGGCCCATACTCATTTGTGATAATCTACTAACGACAAGGAATACCCTACCAGTTACAAAGTGTCCAGTAGCTCCTCGGCGGCAGACATGGCCCGGTCGATGCTAACGCTAGGCTCACTGACCTCACGGGCAGCAGTGATTGTGGCGCGCTCGTTTCGTTTGGCGATGCGGTCACGGGCAAAGGCGACATACTCAGGGCTATAGGCGACGCCGTTATACCCTGCACGCTCGGCATATCCTGATGCCGCCTTGTAGAACAGGTTCATGCCATAGTGAGAGCCAAGAACGAGGGTTGGCGGCATACCCCGGTCACAATTAACCCGTGTCACATCGGTCACATCGGCATAAAGGCCATCAAGGACATCTTCGGGACAGCCAATCTCGTGCATGGCAGACAGGCACCGCTTCACCTCACCCGTTGCGCTCTCCCACCTCTTGCCCCTGACCGGAACCGCGACAATCTTGGAGGCGTTGCCGGTGACAGCCGCATCTTCGTCGCGCCACTTCTCGTCACGCAGCCAGCGATGCAGGCCCATGACGTACTGTTCGTCTCGGCTTTGTATGTAACCCCTTGCCGCTGCAATCAGCGTGGTGGGCGAAACCCCTTTCTC